CCAACCCTTAATTGTTCTGCGGTCGCTGCCGTATAGCCGCATAAGTTGAGCGCATGTCATGGTCGGGGCCATCGTGCAGAAGGTATCCGGAACGGCTCTCTTCCTTCCGCTTGAACTGACAACGATCTCCGTAAGTTTAAGTTCGTCCATCCAACGAACGACCACCGACCTAATCCGGCCATAATGTTTAACGAGTTGCGACACATTCATAGTGCGCGCCAACTCCCGTAGGTCCTCCGGCGGTGGCGATTTATGGGAAACAAACTCCCGCTTCAACCCTATCTTTCTACGCCGCGTATCAACGGCGTCGGCAGAACGGCCAAGCACTTCCCCAATCTGCGCGTATGTCAGATTCTTATGGTAAAGTTCTGTGAGTGTAGCGTCCTCTTCGGCGCGCCACGGCATAAAACTGTTAGACATAAACTCCCTCATTTGTTGATGCCCTTCTTGGGTGGCACAGTTTCAATATCGAACGCAAGAACTTTTTTTTGTTGACGACACTATGCTGTTTGTGCCAGCTATACGGAAAGCAAACGTGACACCGACGAAAAAGAGGGAAAGACTATGGTAGTGAGCATCGACTTCGAGACGCGAAGCGCCGTCGATCTTCGCAAGACTGGCGTCTATAAGTACGCCGCTGACCAATCGACCGACATCTGGTGCATGGCATACAAGGCCCCGTGGTCTGACGACGTGCTAGTATGGCAGCCGGGCGATGCGGTAGACCCCTATCTGGAAGATTGGATTATAGCAGGCGGATTGCTGTCTGCATGGAACGCCAACTTCGAACGCACAATCTGGAACGAGATCATGGTTGGCCGCTATCAGTGGCCCCGTACCAACATTAAGCAATGGCGTTGCACGATGGCGCAGGCCAGCGCGATGGGACTACCTCGTGCGCTAGGTCAAGCCGCTGCTGTCCTTGGTGTCGAAGAACAGAAGGATAAGACCGGCGCGGCCCTTATGCTCCGGATGGCACGGCCACGTAAGGTGAACGCCGACGGCAGCTACACTTGGTGGAACACGAAGGATAAGGTCGATGCACTTGTCGCGTATTGCCGACAGGACGTGCGAACGGAACTGTCGGTAGCGGAGACACTGAACGCAATGCCCGACGCGGAACGTCGTCTCTATCAGCTTGACCAACGCATCAACGACCGGGGCGTGGCCCTTGACGTTGACTTAGTGCACCGCGTCAAGGCATTGGCCGGAAACGCCAGCATAGAGATTGACGCAGAAATCCAACGCCTTACCAAAGGTCAAGTCAAGGCGGCAACAAATGGCATGGACTTAGTTGCTTGGCTTAACAGCCACGGGATTGCCACCAAGTCTGTTGACAAGCAGACCGTTGCCCGGCTGTTGACCTCAGACAAACTGCACCCAGTGATCCGTCAAGTTCTTACGCTTCGGCAGAACGGAGCCAAGTCCAGCACAGCCAAGTACGACGCGATGCTACACGCGGTCAACGCCGATGGACGGATGCGCGGTCTGCTCGTTTATCATGGCGCTGCAACTGGCCGCTGGTCGGGCAAGCTGGTGCAGCCGCAGAACTTCCCGCGTCCGCAAAAGAAACAAGACGAGTTGGACGAGATCATCGCCAAACTTAAAGCGGATAAGGATGTGTCGGAACATGGGGCCGGAACGGTCCTAGCTTCCGACCTGTTGCGTTCGATGCTGATAGCCGACGACGGCCATCGACTAATGTTTGCCGACTACTCGGCAATCGAGGCCCGCGTTCTTGCGTGGGTAGCAGGGCAGAACGATCTCGTTGAGACGTTCCGGAAAGGGGGAGACGTGTATAAAGAAATGGCATCGGCCATCTACAACGTGGACGTGGAGAACGTCACTGACGGACAACGGCAGGTTGGTAAGATGGCAATCTTGGGTTGCGGCTACGGCATGGGCGGCAAACGCTTCGCCGAGCAGTGCGCCACGATGGGTATCAAAGTAGACGAGGACGAAGCTAAGCGCATCGTGGCGGTCTACCGTGAGAAGAACCACAGGATCGCGCAGTACTGGCGAGATGTTGAGCAAGATTTTGTAGAGATGGTGAAGGGGGCAGGCCGTGTTGGGACGGTTCCGCTTCCACTACCTAGCGGGCGGTCGCTTACGTACCACAATCCGCGCATCATTCAGCGGGAAACCCCTTGGGGTGCGATGAGAGATACAGCGCAAGTTGATACGTTGAATAGTGTGACGCGACAGTGGGTGTCCCAGATTATCTGGGGCGGCCTGTTGACGGAGAACGTGGTGCAAGCAACCGCCCGCGACCTGATGGCTACGGCCATGATGGCGTTGGAACTTAAAGGCTACAATGTCATCCTGTCCGTACACGATGAAATCATTAGCGAAGTGCCAGATGGTTTTGGTTCGCTTGACGAAATGATTGACATTATGACACAAGTTCCGGCATGGGCGCAAGGCTGCCCAATCAACGCCGAGGGCAAAGAAGGGAAGAGGTATCGGAAATGACAGCACATGCTAAGTTTGGCGCGTCGAATGCGAAGCGCCGCATTAACTGCCCCGGCTCACTCAACGCCGAGGCTCCGTTCCCTAACGAGAGTTCACCCTACGCCGAACTGGGTACGGCGGCGCATGAATTCGGTGAGTTCTGCTTAGTCAATGGACATGAAGATGCCTTCGCCTTCATTGGCCAAGAGCACAACGGTCACAAGGTTGACGACAACATGGCGCGTGCGGTGCAAGTCTACATCGACTACATCCGAGATGTGGCCGCATCGGAACCAAGCATCTGCCGCTATGAGAAACGCTTTAGCCTAGACAAACTTGATCCACCCATGCCGATGTTCGGCACGGCTGACTGTATTATCTACGCCAAAGCAACCGGGACGCTTTACGTCATCGACTATAAGCACGGCCAAGGTGTCGCAGTTGAAGTCGCGGACAACGAGCAGCTTAAATATTATGCGCTCGGAGGCATATTAGAGATCGGCGACAAGGCTCCAGTCAACAAAGTTATAACGGTCGTTATACAACCACGCGCCTCACACCCTGATGGGCCGGTGCGGGAGTACAGCTACAGCCGTGACGATATATTGGACTACGGTACAGAACTTATCGACGCAGCACATGCGTCCCTGAAGCCGGACGCACCGCGCATTTCGGGTGAGCACTGCACGTTTTGTCTGGCGGCGGGAACCTGTTCGGCTCTGCGCAACAACGCCCTTGAGATTGCACAAGACGAGTTCGGCACAGTACGAACCATCAATGACCTAACCCCACAGGAGATTGCGGACTATCTACAAAGAGTTCCGCTGCTTGAAAAGTGGATCAAGTCTTTGCGCCGCCATGCCAATAGCCTGTTAGAAACGGGCGGCGGTCTTCCCGGCTATAAGCTGGTTGAGAAACGACCGACACGCCGCTGGCGTGTTGAAGAAGAGTTTGTGGCTTGGGCCACAGAAGAAGGTCTCGATGACGACGACATCTATGAAAAGAAGTTGAAGTCGCCACCGCAGATCGAGCGTGTTGTAGGTAAGAAGAACTTGCCTGCATCGCTCGTCATAGCTGTATCATCCGGCACATCAATGGTCGCTGATACAGATAACCGTCCTTCTGTCGCCTCGTTGGCGGCAGATGACTTTACCGTTGAATAAGGAAATACCGATGTCAAAAGTTATTACACCCGAAGCAATCATCTCGTATCCACATGTGTTCGAACCACAAACACCTCCGGGTGCAAGTGAGCCAGTTTATTCTTGCTGCCTTGTATTCCCTGACGGCACTGACATGTCCGAACTCAAAGCAACGGCTGCTGCTGTGGCCAAGGAGAAGTGGGGAGACAAGACAAAGAGCCTCATGGAAGGCGGCAAAATCCGTATGCCTTTCCGTAACGATGGCGAAGAGAAGGGCTACCCTGAAGGGTCGGTCTTCATGAATGTCAAATCTAAGCAAGCCCCCGGTGTGGTCAGCAAGTTTGCTGGCGAGAACGGCAAGCCTGCTCCGATTACCGATCCCAAGGAAATCTATCCGGGGGCAAAGGTCCGTGCCTCGCTGCGCGCCTACGCGTACAGCGTAAACGGCAACAACGGCGTTGCCTTCTCACTGGGCAATCTTCAGAAGGTAGCCGACGGCCCCCGTATGGATGGCCGCCTGTCTGCTGCGGACGAGTTCACTGCGACGGAACGTCCGTCCGCAGACATCTCAGATTTGGATGACCTTTTGTGATTTGACGTTACGCAAGTAATGTCGTAAGATGTTGGGGCCGGGGATTTGGAAGTCTCCCCGGCCCCTTCATTTAACTGCTTAGAAGGAGCAGCTAATGCACAAAGACCTTATTACGGCTGAAGAAGCTCGTCAACTTTTTGATTATGATCTAGATACGGGCGACTTGCGGTGGCGCATTCGCGGAAGGAAACTTGTCTCTTGTCAGGACAAGCATGGCTACCTTGTTGTTCGAGTAAACTACAGACTATACCGAGCGCATAGAATAGCGTGGCTGATACACCACGGGGTGTGGCCCGAAAGTCTAATAGACCACATCAACGGCATCCCTTCCGATAACCGGATAGTCAATCTGAGGGCCGCGTCTTACGCACAAAACAATTGCAACCGACGGGTAAACTCTTCTAACTCATCTGGCTTTAAGGGCGTGTCATACGATATCCGACGAAATAAATGGGTGTCGAAAATAAAGCACAAAGGTAAGTGGTTCAATCTTGGCAGACATGAAACACCAGAAAAAGCCCATGCGGCGTATTGTGCTGCGGCTAAAAACTTACACCAAGAGTTCGCTCGGCTAGTCTAAAGCCTCCGAAATCATCTGGGCTTTACGCGCAAGTATCTTGTTGACGTGTTCGTCTACCGAATTGGCTAACGAGAACACGCGAACGATCACCGGCTTTAGCTGGCCGATCCTATGGCAACGCTTGGCCGCTTGTGCATTAGTAGAGTTCAGCCAATCCATCTCGACAAACGCCACCTGATTTGCGGCGGTTAAGGTAATGGCTGTCGAGCAGGCTGTGATCTGGCCGATGAATACGCGCACCTTCGGGTCAGTTTGGAAGTTATCAATCGCCGCTTGGCGCTCAGCCGTTGGCATACCGCCTGCAACAACGACCGGATTGAAGTCCTTCAACTTATCGTAAAGCGTCTGGATCGCGTCGGTGTGGTAGGCGAAGATTACAATCTTGTCGTAGGCATCATCGGCCAACTCGCCCGCTATCTGTGTGGCGATGGGCGCTGCCTTGGCTACACCAGTCAGCCGACGCAGTGACGCGATATGCGGGGCGATGCCATCTATCTTTTCGGATAAATCTTCGTTTGTCAGAGCGTTAGCAAGGATAGCATCGACGGCCTCCTTCTCTCGTGGGTCTTCAATGTGCTTAGTATCGCTCCAGTTAGCTACTTCTATCGAAGTATCCTGCCACCAGATGGGTGGTAAATCCTTCAACACAACTTCGGATTTACGGCGGAGCATCATTGATTTTAGCACGGTCTTGAACTCAGCCATGCGTTCCGACTTGTTCCCAAGAATTTGCAATCCAAACTTACCATTCCAAGTTTTACAAAAATACAATGTAAAGTCAGTGAAGTTTAAAGGGTACTGCCAAATCGCTTTGAGATGTGTCCACAGATCGCTGACATTAGAAGGAAGGGGAGTACCGCTAAGCAACCAAATACGATCAGCAAACTTAACAAGACCATCGCCACGACAATACTGGCCGTAGATATACTTTGTGCGCTTAGCAGTACGGTTGCGCAGATAATGCGCCTCATCCAGAACAAGAACGTCTGGTTCAAACTTTGCGATCTCATTGCGGACCTCCTTTGATTGCGTGATCTTATCGTAGCTAAAGACTTTGACTTCGCGCTCGACGGTTCCCCACCGCTCAAACTCACGACGCCAGTTAATCTTGGCAATGGCCGGGCAGATAACGACAACCTTTGTCAGACCGAGTTTATCACAGGCCGCGATAACTTGAAGTGTTTTGCCGAGGCCCTGCTCATCGGCGAGGAACGCAGCCGGATTATCACAGAGAAAGTCTGCGCCGACCTTTTGGTAATCGAATAGATGGTTCATTGTCTTCCCTCTCGGCGGCATAGCAGGCAAGAAGCGCAGCTTCGGCCCGGCCATCGTCCTTTTTCCGTGCGAAGAGATGGGCGTAATCCGGGAACAACTCTTGTGCCCGCTGACGACTGCCGTCCTTCCCTCCAAACGTGCGCATAGACTTAATCCAAGTCGCAGGCGGTATCAACTCAAAAGATACAGACAGGCCAGCAAGCACGCCTTCAACGATACCCGCCGCTCTGCCGAAGCTGAACATCGAGGACACACCTTGGCCCGGCATGGCGTGAACTTTCTCAATAAGAGCGGAAGTATCGGCGGTAACGTGACCGCGCAAAGCATTGGCCAGCATGTGTGCGTCAACCTGATTGACGACACGCGGCCCGCGCTTGACCTTTAATGTAGGCATGTCGATGATGACAAGTTCTCGGCTATCCTTATCCAGAATAGCGACAGCCCCGAACGCGCCGGGATCAATGCCCATGAACTTCATGGGCAGTGTCTATGATATTAGAAGCTAGTTCGCAAGTGACTGCGTGGCCCCAAAGACTTACGATGGCGAAGCCCGTCGGGTTTGTGGCGACGCTTCGACTTCGGCTGTGGCCGCCATGTCATGTCTTTAACGCTAGTCTTTTTCGCCATTACTCACCTTCGCTCATTCGAGTAGCACCTGCGGCCCCACCAGTAGCCGCAGCCCCAGCAAGGAACTGATTAATTAGTTCGGACTTCTTGCTGCCCGACGCTTGGCTAATCCGCAGAAGCAAATCGCGTGCGGGCTTGCTTTCGTAGAACTGCTTGGCAGCACCAAATCCGACGGACATCGCTAAGCCCGCACCGGCGGATACCGCTGTGCCCATACCCAGCAGCGTACCAAGCACTGTACCTGCCCCGCTGAGACCACCCATCGCCATTATGGGGGTAAGCTGTTCGCCTGTGCGCGGTTGGAATGCCGCCTCTTGAGCGCGGCGAGTAGCGCGCAGAACTTCAGCTAGACCCTTAACGCGGCGCAGATCGGACCCGCCGAAGAACTGCCCGAAGTTATCGGACATATCCGCGATAGCCCGTGTAAACTTGTTCGGGTCTACATCGCCGGTTTCTTTATTCATTGCGCGCTTTGCAGCATCTTGGATAAGCAAAAGGCGGGCGCTTTCACGGCCATCTTTGTTGAGGCTTGTGAACAGCGTGCGAACATCCGCAGGCTTCGATCCGGTTAGCATCTTCGTGACGACAGTTGGGTCGAACTCACCTTTGTTCAACACGTTCTTCAACCCGCCAACACGCAGTAAATCCGCCGTGCGCGCCAACTTTGTGTTCGCTACCTTCCAGAGATTGAAGTCCTTGGCCGTACCGTTTGCCTTGATGAAGTCGCCCATATCTTCGTTAAGCGCGGTATAAACCTTCTCAAATGCTTTCTCGGACTTAGTTGCTATTGAGGCGAGGTTCGGATCGGCCTTAAGCTCAAACAGCGTCTTGCGGTTGGCCTCGATCTTAGCAAGATCGCCGGGTCCAGCGAGGCTATTACGAACATCTTGAAGCTGGCCAATCAAAGTGCCAAGCTGCTTCGGAAGGTTTTCCGCTTTCAGATTGCTTAGCAGGCCGTCAATGGCTGAAACCGACTTGGTAGCAGGAACGTCGCCGCTACCAGCAAACTGCGCGATTACATTCTTTTTCATATCGTCGTAGCGGGCTATTGTATCGTCGCGGCTCTTGGTCAAATTGCTCACAACTTCAGACGCAAAGTCGCTGTCTGCGCGAACACCGTAATCCGCCAGAAGATTTTCGACGGCGTTTTGCCGAGCGACTTGCTGCTCACGGCGCATTCCCGCCGTGCCAAGTGGCATAACCTCACCAGTTGACTGCGTAAGCTGCCCTAAGCGGGTTGTTGGGGGCCTAACATCACTAGTCATAACCGGAATGTCGGCTTGACGGCCAGCGGCGATGATCTGTTCCGGAGAGATTTGCTGACCCGAAAAACGACCGGTGGACGGGACGTTTGTGCGAGGAGCGCCAGTGAATGTACCCGGTCCACCCGGCAAGAAACGATTGGCAAGCGCGCCACCCGCCAATGCACCAAGACCACCGATAGCCGCACCTTGGAGACGATTACCTTCGCCAGCTTCTCCGCTACCAAAAGCAGCACCGTATGCGGTTTCGCCAATAAGCGGCGCGGCTCCGGCAAGTCGAGTGCCAGCGAAAATGCCTTGCGCGGCGCGGATGGCGGGGATCGACATCAACCCACCGCCGGTCAGTTCGCCAAAAAACTTAGAACCCGGAGCGGTTTTGCCCAGATATTCTTTGGTTTCTGGGGCCATGCCGTACCCACCAGTGATAGCGTTAGCTGCGCCACCGAAATAACCAGCGGCCATCTGGCCGAGGTCGGTCTTTAGCACTTCGCCGAGCAGACCCTGTAACGCACCCGTTTCGCCAGTCGGGTTTGCTATAAACTGTATGGGGCTGCGTTTCTCCGCACCAGCACGGACAATCTCTATTTGAGCGGGGTCAATCTGGCGATTGAAACCTTGAGCGATCCCAGCCAAGTCGGCGAGAATGGCATCCGCAGACTTATTAGCGGAGATACCGGCGTTATACGCGGCTTGAAGTTGGCTTTGCAACTGACGGTCTTCGTCGGTAAGCTGCGCCGCGCCAGTTGTAGCTGGGACAAGCTGGCCGGGTTTAGCGCCAGCTTCCGAAATAACCACTTTAGCGGGAGCCAACGACGGCGCGAGGGTGATACCCTGCTTGTCTGGATCGCCACCCGCTTCCGTCACAAGACCGCGATAAGTTTCGGCGAATGCGTTGTACGACGGAACCCGCGAACCGTAAATGTTGAGTGCAGTGTCCCTCATGTCGGCGCGTTGTTCGGGTGATAGGCCCCGACCGGTGATAAGACGGTTGTAAAAGTTACGAACATTCGCGGGAACACTAGCCGCATTTTGTACGGTGGCTTGTTCGCCTTGAAGAACTGCCGAATTCGGAT